GGCCGTGGCGTCAAAAATCAGTTTTCCGTTGGCCCAAATGCGGCGCACCCCCAAGATGGGGCCGGCACACAGGGCGATGGCCACGTCAACATCGTAGGTGTAGTTTGTGCTTTTGGGCCCGCCCTTTCCGGCGCTGGTTTCGTTAGCGCGCTCGCGCTTTTGCGAGCACTGGATGACGTTGCCAGCAATGCGCACGGCGCCGAAGGCCAGGGGGATGGGCGCGGCGTCGCTGGCCTGCTGCACGGTTAAATCGGTGAGCCGCGGGCCGTGCATATTGGGGGCCGACACCAGGCCGCCCACGGTGGAGCCAATCATAAAGCCCCACTGGGCACCGGCCGGGCCGGCAACCATAAAACCGATTGCGGCGCCGCCCACGGCGTAGGCTGTTTGCTGGCTCATGAGTCAGATCCGGGAAAAAGGTAAACGGCTGCAATGCGGGCTTGCCAAACGTCATCAAGCGCATGCTCAACAACTTTGCGGGATTTTGCGTAAGCGTGGATCAGCGACAGCCCGCCGGCCGGGTGGTTAGCCAGGATGCCCACGTGCATCGGGTCAACGTCCCACTGCATGAGCACCACGCGGCCGGGGGCCAAAGTAAGGGTGCGCTGCAGGTGCTCATTGAGCGCTGCACGCAAGCGCCCCTCCTGGGGCTGCCGGCCATAGCCGGCCTCGTCGTAGATATCAATGCCCAGCTCGCGGGCAACGCCCACAACTAGCCCGATGCAATCCACGCCCACGCCCTTGAGCCGGCCTTGGTGATGGAACGGGGTGTCAATCCAGCCGCGGGCGGTGTCAATGACGTGTGCAGACGTGTGCATTACTGCCCCCCTGCTTTAAGCATCTCGTCCATCCCCGGCCCGTAGGGCTCGCCGCGGAAGTTGATGACGTTGTTGTAGCGGCTGTAACAATCTTCGATGGCGCGCTTACCGCAGCCGGGTGTGAGGCTGTAGGTATCACCCATGGCCAGCGGGTAGGGCATGGGCGATGCAAGCACCAGCAGGCCGGGGGCATAGGCTTTGATCTCCATGCCCCGGCCGGCGTTGGCGCCGGACGTGAACACGATTTTGCCGCCGTCGAACGTGCCCACGGCGCCGGGCTGGGTGAGCTTGCCGCCTGAGGCGTAGGGGCTGTAGTTGCGCGTGTCGAGGTTGAGCACCAGGGTGTTGGCGTTGGTAATGCTGCGCACGGTAGTAAAGCGCCCATTAATGCTGGTGGTGCCATACGTGAGCTGCCCATTGATGCGCTCGGTGGCCACCATGCCCACCACGCCGGAAATCATGAGGGTTTGCCCAGCGGTGAGGCCATGGGCCGGAGCGCCCACCACGGCATACTGCGCGGTGCTGATGGCCGTGACGGTAACCGGGCCGGCGGCACCGGGCTCGGTGCGGGCGCTGTCGGTGATTGTGCAGTTATTGGCATCCACGGCCTGCACGGGGCCTGTTACCGTGAGCGGAGCCAGATTGACCCCACAGCGAGCGTCACCCAGATCAGCCCGGCAGCGGATGGAGGTCAGCTCGCCGACGGTTTGCTGCAGCGCCTGGGTGAGCCCGCGCAGCTCCGTGTTAAACGACAGGTTGCCGATGCTGATCTCGCCAAGCGTACCCTTGCGCAGCACGCGGGCGCCCTGGCTCAAATCGGCGTAATTGACCTGCTCGATGAGCACCTGGGCATAGTTCCACAGCCCGGCCAGCAGGTCGGCTTGCGTGACGACGGCACCTGACAGGTAGCTCGCTACCTCGAGGTTATCGACGGCCATGTCGGCGGTGGAGCTGATGGCGCTGGCCGTGTAGGTGCCGGCCTGATACGTGTTGCCCGCAAAACTGATGTCGCGGTCGTGGTCGGTAAAGCCAAAAACGGCACCATCGCGACGGGTTACCGTTACCAGCGTGGCGAGGGTAAGCACGTCGCCAGCCAGGTGGGTGAGGAGCGCGGGGGAGGTGGTCATAACTGGCGTGCCTCCTCGATGCCGAGGTCGGGAAAACTGATCACGTCACGCCCGACAAACTCCGGGCGGAATTCGTCGGACGTGAAGTAAACCGGCGTGTCGAATTCGCCCACCCACGTGAGCGCGTCGGTGGGTTGCGGGTAGCGGCTGCCCAGCCCGCCCGAGCCGCTGAGGCCAGTGGTATTGACGGCCAGGGTATAGGTTGCGCCCGACACGCTATTGACTGACCAGGCCTTGCCGTTGAGGGCCGCGCCAAGGCTGCCCGAGAGGCCCGACAGGTAGAGCATGCCGGCCGTGAGCACGCCCACCGCGGCGGAAAGCGTGACGGACGTTGTAGCGCCGGGGGTAATGCTAGCGATACCGCTTGAGGCGTCGGCCACAAACGTGACAAGGCCCGTCGTGCTGTTGAGGGCGATTTGCCCGGCACCGACACCGCTTGCCACCGGGGAGCCGTTACGCCGAACGATTACCGCGCCCGGCTTGTAGATGGGCCGCTGGCTGTAAAAGCCCGGCAGGCCGTATTGCTTGACGAGCTGCGCCGTGGGCAGGCCCGTGCCTGCGCCCGTGGTGCCCAGCAGGCCGGCACCCTCGTCGGCATAGTCAAACGGGTCACGCAGCCGAAAGCCGTGTGCCATTCCCCGGACGGCCATAAAGTGGTTTTGCAGGGCGAGGTAACTGCCCCGGTCGTTTACCGGGATGTGGCGCACCGACCAGGTGCGGAGCGGCAGATCCCAATTTACCGCCGCGATGCGCCGGCCGGACTGGATGCGGATTACCGACGTGTTAAAGCCGGGGCCGCCGGCAACGCCTACGGCGAGGCGGTCCGGAAAGCGGGGGGACTCTAAAAAAGCCATGGGTCAGCTACTCCGGGCCAGGGCGCGGCGCACGCCAGCACCGGCAGCAGCAGAAATCTGCTGCTGGGTACGGCGGTCGACGTTGCCGGCAATGGTGAAATTGTTGGTGACGTTGCCCGCGCCAAAATTGCCAGCGGCGTTGTCGGCCGCGGTGACGATGCGCTCGCCTTTGTGGATGAGCGCGAGGCCAGTGGCCGGCACGTAGGGCGTGCCCACGTCAAACGAGCCGAGAAACTTACCCCCCATCGCCAGCAGGCCGTCGAACAGCGTGGGGCTTGAGGCGCCCCCGGTTTTGCCGCCGGCAGCCCCACCGGCTGCGCCGCCGATGGCCCCGCCAATGCTTTTCATGAGCGGGTCCATGAGCTGCTTTTGGAGGATCATGGCAAAGATTTGCTGCGCGATCTGATCGAGGATTTTGCCGAAGCTCTTGAGGCTCATCTCACCCTCAAAAACGGTGGACGCGATGGCTTTGGAGGCATCGCGGCCCCAGCCCTCGATGGCGTCAAGCAGTTGCGCGAAGTCGTCTTTACCCTTGTCTGCCACGTTGCCTAGCGCCTTGCTTGCCGCCTCCTCGAACTGTTCGGCGCTGATCTTACCGGCCTCGAAAGCATCGGCTAAAAGTTGCATGTCGGCGCGGGTTTTTTCGAGCTGCGCCGAATCGGTGGCGGCCAGCAGGGCCTTGAGGCGCGCGGCTTCGACAGCCGATTTTTCGGTCGCGTTGGCGAGCTCGAATTGTGTGCGCACCATGTCTTGCCAGTCCTCGCTGAGGTTGGCCCAGCCGGGGGCATTGACGACATCGTAGAGCGCGCGCTCGCTGCGCGTGAGTTCAGCGCCCGACACCGCGGCATCGAGCTGGATGTCACGCAGGCGGGCGATTGCGTCTTCGGCGGGCTTGATTTGCGCTTCGAGGTCTTTGAGCCAGTCGCCCAGTGGGTCGGATTTGTCGGCGGCTACTTTGGGCGACTTGACGGCCGTGGCCTTGGGCACGCTGGCCGAAAACTCGACCGGCGCGGCTTTGGGGGCACCGCCGTTTTTTTGGGCGGCGACCAGGGCGTCACGGTCTTTAATCGCTGCCTTGAGGGCGCCCGAGTACCTGGCCACATCGGCTTCTGCGGCCTTGATGTTGCCGTCAATAACAAAGCCCAAGCCCAGCCCGCTGGCCTTGAGGGCCTTTTGATCTGCCAGTTCTTGCCGCGATTTTGCGAGCTTGGAAAAGGTTTCGGAAACCTGAGTTTCGGCGCGCTTTAGCTCATCCAGATCGATACCCAGCAGCTTGGCGCCACCGCCACCGATGCCCCCCACCAGCAGGCCCAAAAACGTGCCGTACTCTTTTTGGGCACGCTTTGTGAACTCGATGATGTCGTTGAGGGCTGGGATGATGTTGTTGCCGGCAGCGACTTTAAAATCCGCAAAGCCAGCAGCCAGGCGCTTGACGGACTTGTCAAACTCATCGGCTGCATCGATTTGCGCTTGCGTGACGCGTACGTAATTGGTACCCACCTCGGCAATGTCGTTGAGGGTGGGGATCAGCTTGGCGCCCTCTTTGCCAAAAAGCGCCGTCATCACCGCAGCTTTGCCCACGCCATCGGCGTAGTTTTGCGAGGCCTTGGCCACCTCGATAAACACCTCGTCGGGCGCCATCGACTTAAGCTTTTGCACATCCAGCCCCAGCGCCTTGAGGGCGCGTGCCTCGTCGGATGTGGCATCGCCGGCCGCGTCCATGGCCTTGGCCAGTTTGTTAAGCGGCCCCTCCATGTCGCCGATTGTTTTGCCACCCAGCGCAGCACCCGCCCGGATTTGCGAGAGGCCATCGGCCGTGGCGCCGAAGGACTCCTGCATGTCTTTCATAGCGCCGGTAACGTCGACGGCGTCAGTGATCAACGTGGTGAGCTGTTGCGATGCGGCGGCCACGGCCGCCGTCATCACAAACGCGCCGGCACCGGCAAACGCGGCGTTGAGCTGGTTGCCGGCCCGGTCGGCCAGGCTGACGGCCTTGTTGAGGCCCGCCTCCAGGCTGGCGAGGCGGGCCTCAACGTCAATCGATAGGGTTGCAATGGCCATGGCTTACGCGTCCCGGTTGGCGTCACGGATGGTGACAAGCTGGGTGATGAGGGTTTCGATGTCAGTGATGCCGAGCATTTCGGCCACGGCATCGAGGGCAAGCCAGTCGATACCGCCCATTAAATTCCAGGCGGTGACGGCCATTTGCACGTCGGGCGGCGGGGCTGATTTTGGCCGGATGGCGTCAGGCATGGCCTGCGCGTCCATCCAGCTGATTAGTTTTTTGCGGCTTGCTCTTGCGTTAGCTTGTGGGCGTTGTACGCGCTGACGATGGCCTGGGTGAGGGCCGAGAGCAGATCAAGGCGGTCGGCCAGCCACTCGGCCAGCGTGTCGGCATCAAATGGTGCGGGGTGCGGGTCGCCGCCAGTGATGATGTCCATCTCGCGCACGCCATCCCAACCCACTACAAAACGCAGCAGGGTGACGGCGCGGGGGTCTTCGCGAAACTCGATCATCTCGAGGTCGGTAGGGCGGCGAATCACAAACGTGTGATCCCCCGCCGTGACCCGCGCTTGGCGGGCCATCCGAATTTTATCGGCGAGGCTCATGGCTTACTCAGCGTAGTAGGTGGGGAAACCGTCGATGGTGAACACGGTGGAGGTGGTAACGAGGCCCTGGCTCGAGCCGCCGGGCATGAGGTGGGCGCCGACGTAGCCGGCAAAAATCATCTTGGGGCCACCCAAGCCAAACGTGAACATCACTACCTTTTTAGCATTGGACTTGTACGCGGCGTTAAGGGCCTTGAGGCCAACGTCGGCCGGATCCCAGATGTGATCCATGTTGTAGCTCATCGCGGACGGCAGGCCGGGAATGGTGCTGCGCTGGCTGTCGTGGATGGTGGTGGTATCGATTTGGTCAAACTCGCCACCGCTGGGGCTGATGGTGGTGGCAGTGGTGATACTGGTGCCCATCGTGACGACGTAAAAGCTGCCGGAGGTAAAGGCGTCGTAAGTGCTGGTGTCGATTTCTGCGCCGGTCGCCACGTCGGCCAGCCGGAATGAGCCGGCCGCCGCGCCGGACACGCGGAACACTGCATTGTTGATTTGCGACATGCCGACAACATCAAACAGCACGTAAGCGCCGTTGGCCGGCAGGGTTCCGGCGGTGCTGACCACGCCGGGCGCGGCTTTGGTGATGCCACTGATAACGACTGCAGCGGCACGGGCTGATTCGAGGGCGACGGCCACGTTGGACCACTTGCGTTTGTTTGCCATTTGCGGGACTCCAGATGTAAAAACGCCCGCGGCAAGCGGGCTGGGTGAGCGGGGTTTGAGGGACTAAGGGTGGGTTAAACGAGCATGCGCACAGCCAGGGAAACGCCGTGGATGCCGATGTCGAGGTCTGCCATGGCAGAGCGGTCGGTTACGTCTTGCTCCATTGCATCAACAGCGGCAATGACGGCATCCGCTACGGCGTCGGCTCCGCTGCGCGTCTCGGCCCAGCATTGCACGGACACATCCACCCACTCGCCAAAGTTACGGCCGGAGGTGCTGCGGATGCGCTCGGTGTTGGAGCGCACGTAGACGACGGCCGGCAGTGGCTGGTCTTCGGGGATCGCATCGGGATAGATGCGCTGCCCGACCAGGGCAAGCAGCGGGGCATGCGCCACCAACCCGGCTCGCAGTAGGGTTTCGGCGCTCATGCGGTGGCCTTTGCGTTGATTTTTGCGATGATGGGCACGGCAGTAGACATAAACTTTTCAACGGCGGCCTGGCCCTTTTGGCTGGCCGCGTTGGTCATAAAGTGCTTCCCGGGGATTTTTTTGGATGCGCCGCTGGCCACGCGGGCCGCTTGCTCGCCCGCCCGGCGGCGCTTGCCACCGCGCACGCGCGCCCCACTGGCAACCCAGCCGAATTCCTGCCACCACCAGTAATACGGGTCATTGGGGTTTTTGGCGCCGGCCAAACCTTTCTTTTTTTGCGCGGCGCCGCGCAGGGGCTTGACGGAGACATAAACGCCCTCGTTGCCGGCCTTTCGCGCAAACTTGGATGCCCGCACGACGATGTTGCGGCGGACGGTGCCCGGCCGGCGGTAGGGTGCAGACGTTTGCAGTACCGGGGCTTTGGCGCGGGCCTCCAGCTGGATTATTTTGGCGGCCTCGCGCAGGGCCTTGCGGATGGCCTGCTTACGCACTTTTGCCGTGACGCCGGCCAGTGCGGCGCGCACCTCGGCCATGCCGGAGAGCTGCAGGGTAAATCCGTCAACGGGCATCGCGCACCCCTGCGGTTGCCATGATCTCGAGCCATTCGCGGCGCGGCCCGACCTCGGCCGGCTGGCCGGTGATGTCGTAAGGCTGGCCACGCCACACAATGCGGTGCATATCTGGTGCGATGCCCGAGCGGCGGCGAATCACAAAGCGGGCATCGGCTGGCGATTGCACTTGCTGCGCGGCGATTTGTTCACGGCCAGTGAGCTGCTGCACTTTTGCCCACAGCTCGGCAATGGTTGCCCAGGTGGTGACAGGCTCGCCGTTGCTGGCCTGGGTGGAGGCTTTTTGCTCGATGCTAATGCGCTGGTCAAGCTCACCCGCGGACACAATGTAGGCCATGTGAGTTACCCCGTGTAGCTGCCGTAAAAGCGCAGCGGGTCAAGCAGGCCGTCCCAAAAATCACGGGGCAGATCGTGGTTTTGCACTGCGCCGGATGCCTCGCGGTTGGCATACCAGGTGCCCACGGCCAGCAGCATCCAGGCCTTGAGGCTTTCCCAGCGCGCGTCCGTGCTGGACAGCCCGCACTGATAGCGGATACGCACCGCGCCCGGCTCGGCCAGCACTACCGGCCAGGCGCTGACCGGCATCACGGCCGCCGGCTCGCTGTGCGGGCGCAGGCGGTACGCGGCCGGGTCAAGGGTTTGCTCGATGGCGTTGGCATCGTCGTATTTGATGCTGACGATTGCTGTAACCGGCGGGTCGGGCAGCAGTAAAGCCCAGGCCGGGAAGGCGTCGTAAGCCCGCTCCCAAGTCTGCACGCCGTAGCGCCGGCCGGTGCGGTGCTCGGCTTGCTGACGTGCGGTTTTGATGAGCACAGCGATCAGGGTGTCATCGTCGGCGTGGTCAACGCGCAG